GATGTCGTATTTTGGCATGAACACCTTTGCCGTAACCTTCCTAGCAGCGACGTACGCGGCTGCGTTGGAATAAAATCGGATGGCCTTTGGGTCTGCCGTAAGCGCGTCGTCCAGAATCTCGTTAATCGATTTTCCGTCTGCGATACCGCTTCTGAGTTTGTCAAGAAAGGTTGCTGATACCTCGCGCCAGGTGAAGTTCGCCAATGGCTCGTCGTCGTGCTTAGTGCAATACTCGATGACGTTCGGCTTGGACCGGACTTTTTGGATGTTCGGATGGTTACCTTCGAAGTCGAATAACCGTTCGTTACGGACGTCGATTTTCCGGTTGAACTCGATGTAACAGTGGAAGTGGATTCCACCATCCTCGTGTGGTTCTTGCGCCACAAGGCAACGAGCAACGGGGATGCCTTGGCCATCGCCGGCAGAATCCAAACTTGAAAGGAACTCGAATAGGCCTTGCTTGGAACACGACGCTTGCGGGTACGTCAAGAAAACGCGATTCGTTTGAAGTCGGAACGGCATGATCGGCAGGTCACGTGAGCTGGGCAAGGGTTTAATATTACCCCTTGCCCAGCGGAGGAGGGAGAGGGCAGTGCCTTATATACCCTGACCTCCCTTCCGGAGCCGAACCCTCTTTCGGATATTTCGGAACCGCACAGGTACTCATCATGTCATTAGTCACGCGTCGCTCTCGTGGATCTGGGTGGCGATCTGCGCTATCTCGTGTTGCTGCGCGCGAAGCGGCACGTTATTTGCGCCGCACCACACGCAATGCCCGCCGCCCCAACCAACAACCCGCTCGTCAAGCGAATGATAACCCCAATCTTTCGTCTGTTAACCCGCTTACTACTCAGCATGATTTCAAAGTCGATTACAAGAAGCGAAAGCTTACCCGCCGTAGGCGTCAGCGACGTCGTCGTGCACGAAAGTTCACGCGCCGCGTCGTTGATAGCTACATGCGGTACACCACCACCCCAAAGCATGTTGCCAAGTTGGCTCAATTTACGCGCGAATGCGATGAAGGTAATAGCGCTTATTTCGCGTGTTTGCTGCATACGTCCGATGGTGTCTACACCGGAGATAACCCCCAGGCTGATTGGCGTGAATTCTTCCGTGAGGGAGGAAGTGAAAACGCCGTCGGATGGGACAATATCGCCGATCCTATTGCCGGTCCCACTTACCCCGACATCAATCGCCGAAATCGCGCCATGCGATGCGTTGCCTCCGCCATGGAGCTCACTGTTCGCAATACCGGTCAAACATCCGCGCTCGTCAATGTGTACCGAGTGGTGTGCAAACGCAACTTCCCCTTTGTTGGATTTACCGCCGAGTCCCTTTATGAACAAGGCTTCCGTTACGCCGGTCGTATTACCGAGGTGACCCAACCTGTTGAGGGCACTGGTGATGATGGTGTTGCTCCGCCGTATGGCATGTGGGATTCTCAGATCACTCCCACTATGTTGGTCGCTACCCCTTTCCAATCCCGTCTTTTTACTCAGCATTTTACTATTTATCGTCGTACCAAGTATCAGTTGGCGCCCGGTGAGGAGTTTTCGTTGTTGCTCAAGGATAACCGCCCAAAGTATATCAATATGAATACGATGCGTGGGAATTCCTTTGTGTCCAAGATTACCCATGGATTTTTTGTCGATTTTCAAGGTGTCCCGATCTACGATGCTGCGAACGATGAGACATCGTCTGCCGAGGCCACTCTTTCTGTTCAGAAGATGGTTAGGTATTCGATCAATATGCTTCCCGAGAAGCGTACAGCTACCTCCTTCGATGTCCAAGACCCGTAGTCGGGACCAAGCCCAGCGGCGGTAGCCGCTGCCTGGTTACTGGGTTAGGCTTCCTCCGGAAGCCTAACCCGGACAACGTCGACGCGTATAGGGTTGTCGGGACCTATCTTTAGGTTTAGGTCAGCTGCAAAACTCTTTAGGTTTCTAATGTGCCCAAAGTCTGTTTTATATCTAATATATGTGTAAATTGGTTCCAAGTTATATTGGGACCACACGGAACGAAATCGGATGAGGATTATTAAAAACAGGAACAATAACTTCGTAGAAATCAATGTTAATGCGCAGCCAGGCTTTTTCTTCGGCAGTAAACTCTGGCAGCTCATTAGTACAAACAATAACAAAATGCCCATATTTGAAAGTTCTTTTAGCTCTGTACTTGTCGGTCAATGTAATGTCTTCTTGTGCACCCAATAACGCCTTGTACGATCTGTCTAGACCCCCTCTCCAAGCCAGATCATCCAGCACTCCGTACACTCCGTCGCCGTCATCAAGGTTGTCCACTGACCATGCAGACTGCATGTACCAGTGTTTCCCGAGAGATCTTGCCAGGGAGGTCTTGCCGTATCGAGATGGACCAATGAGCCACAATCCGCGCAGATCAACACGGTTGCCGCCACGCGGGGCCTGTACAGCATCGATAAAGCTCGCCATTCTTGTGCGGTCGGCGTCCGACAGCGAGAATGTTGCGATGTCGTATTTTGGCATGAACACCTTTGCCGTAACCTTCCTAGCAGCGACGTACGCGGCTGCGTTGGAATAAAATCGGATGGCCTTTGGGTCTGCCGTAAGCGCGTCGTCCAGAATCTCG